ATCTTACAACCCCTGCCGGCGGCCAGCAGACTGGTCGGGTCAGAGCCCTTATCGCCTGAGCTGAAATCGCACCAGACACCTGACTGCAGGTTGATGCTTAGGGACGTACCAGGTTCGCCGGCCACGCTCCCGATTTTGAATTCCCGACCGTCTCGTTTCCCTGCTGGGAAGAGCGTGAGCAGCCAAGATTCAAGGGACAGGAGGGCGGCCGCATTGATGCGGTCGAAATCGATTACGGGAGTCATGTGCGAGGTCGCCGACCATGCCTTTCCCCCCTCTCGCGTCAAGCGTTTGCATTCTTGCAACACTCTGCATTCAGCGTTAACTTACTGCATCTCAGCGTGTTGGAAATATTTCAAAAGTGAATGCAAGTTTTCAAACGAGAGACATATAGTAAGACAGAGATATACCCACTGATATACATACAACCCACCCTATATATATTTATATCTGCATTTCTGCATTATTAATTATTAAGTATGGGATAACTACATATATATCAACGGCTTAAGGTGAATGCAAAAGTGAATGCAAAACCGTTGCAACGTGCATTCAAACATTTCCACTTGCCGAACCTGTTTTACATTCCGTTAACCTACTCGTGCCAGACCCGGACTCGCATCCAGATCAGGCAGCCCGCGACCGTTTAGACGCTTGGCTGCAGGAGCAGTATCGGACCATGACACCGGAGCAGGTAGCCGAAGCCAAACGCAACGGCGCCTGGTTGTATTCCGAACATCGTGAATCCACTAAGCATGTCTTCCCGGTCATCGAGTGGAAGCAGGCATGGAACGACGGTGGCCTGCATGACCCAGCTCGACGCGGCGACCATACACCCGACGACGATGACACGATCACGCTGACGCGTATCCAGCTCGGCGCGTTACTCAACCAGGTGGTGGACATGATGGCCTGCCATACATCGGTCGAGGTGAAGCTACATCTGGACATACTGCGTTGCGCGTTATCGCTACCCGGCGCTTTAAAACAGGCCGCCATCGCGAAGAAGTACGGAACCACACGCGATAACATCTGCCATATGGTGCGTCGTAAACGTGCATATACCCCGTCAAAAGGCATCTCTTACAGTCATAAACCACCTCGCGCTCGTGGACACTCCGTCGAAAAAAAACGTGATTAAACCGCATTTTTGGGCCTTTTCCGAGGGTGCCAATTCCTAAGACGCAGAAAACAATGAAAAAACACGACTTAGCCAAGGCTTTGGGCATCAGCACGGCCACCATGTACCGTCATTTCCGTGACGGCATGCCGGACACCTTGGACGGCGCTCGCGCTTGGCTGGAGGGAAAACCTTTGCCTGAGAAAAAGCCGCTGCCGATGGTGGACGTGGACAAGAACCTGGAGCAGACGATTGCGGAACACCGGATGAAGGTGGCACAGGCACGGCAGATCTGGGGCACGCTGATGGACGCAGCAGACGAGAACCAGGCGCGAGCCCAGACGAGTTACAACCAGAGCTTAAAAACCCTGATAGCGTTGGAGGCCGAATTAGCTGAGCGTGCTCTGCAGAACCGCGAGACCATCAAGGCGTCGGAAAGCAAGCAGGCCATCGCGGATTTCGTGACGCAAATTCTGCAGAAATGGGAGCAGATGCCGGCGGGCTGTTGCGAAGAGGCGAACCCGAAGAACCCTGCGGTGGCTCAGGCCGCCATGATGGCGTGGATTCGGAACGCACGGAAGGAGCTGTCGCAGTGACGCGGGAAGAGCTGTTGGAATATGGGCGTGGCCTATTGGCGCCAATGGCCCACGACGACCCGGTGGATTATCTGGTGGCGAACATCAAGCGGGTGCCATCTGGAGCGTTTGAAGGCGGGTATGATGCGAAGCGCTGGCCGTGGATCGCGGAGAGCATCCGGCTGTTCAACAAGCCGACGACGCGGGTGATGGTTAACCTGTGGGGAATCCAGACCGGCAAGACGCTGAACATGCGGCTTAACGCCACGTGGCTGATGGCGTCGGCGCGTGCGAACATGGTCATCTACATGGACAACCAGGATAACGCGAAGGACTTCTGCATCCGTTACCTGCGGCCGATGTTCGATCAGGTTGATGACGTCAAATCGAAGCTGAGCCCGAACGACAATCCGAAGTCTGATATCATCGATTTTGCGGACGGCTCGATGGTGTACAACAATTCGGCCGGCACGGAGCGCGACCTGCAGCGCATCTCGACGCGGTATGTTTTCGGCGATGAAACGTGGCAATGGCCGCCGAACGCGATTCGCCAAAGCATGGCGCGAACGAAGGCGTTTGAGCACGTGTCGAAGAAGATGTATTGCTCGCAGGGCGGGGAGGTCGGCGACGAAACGGACCAGATCTGGGGCATGACGGACCAGATGGAATGGGAATTCCAGTGCCCGAAGTGTTCGACGTTCCAGCCGTGGCTATGGGATTACGTGCGGTTCCCTGATTCGGCGAAGCTGGATGAAGGCTGGAATCTGAAGGCGGTTGAGGCCGGGACGACGTACGAGTGTTGCCACTGCCAGCACCGTCTATCGGACGACAACGAGACGCGGCGCAACCTGAAGGGCCGTTTCCATGCGACGCGTGAAAGCCAAAAGGAGGGCTGGGTCGGGACGCATGTCAATTCGCTGGCCTCGTCGCACTGGGGTTCGCTGGCCGTCGATATGATCAAGGCGAAAGAGGCATGGGATCTGTACGGCGATGATGGACCGCGTAAGGTGTTTAAGCAGAAGTATCTGGCGTTACCCTGGAGCGAAGACGGCGGGGCCATCGTGGCATCGGTCAGGTCGGGTGATTATGCGATGGCCGACGACTGGGAGGACGAGGCGGTAATCAACCGAGCGGGCAAGGAAGCTTGGCTATCGACGCGGGCCGAGAAGAACGACGACCCGATTCCGTTCCGGACGATGGGCGTCGATATGCAAGCGGACCATTTCTGGGCGACGGTCAGACGGTGGTCCGTGACCGGGCATAGCCGCCTGATGGCGTTCGAGAAGCTGGCGACATGGGACGAGGTGGAGGCGTTCGCGTTGAAGCATGATGTGCACCCTGGGCTTGTGATGGTTGACTCCGGTTATTCGACGCTGGCCGTGTATCGCGAGACGGCGAAGCGGGGGTGGAAGTGTTCCAAGGGTGCGCCGAACGAGGATTTCACGGTCCGTGGCGGTCAGAAACGGTTCTATTCGGACCCGCAGCCGTACCACGTACCAGGCATGACGGCTAAGGCATACCTGATCGTGTGGTCGAATCTGGCCGGCAAAGACCTGCTGCACGGTATCCGTGCACGGAAGATGCATACCTATTCGCGTGACGCGTCGCAGGAATATATCGCCCAGCTGGATTCGGAAGTCAGGCGCCGCGATCCTCGGACGGGCAAGACGACATGGGTGATGCCGAAGGGGGTGAAGGATAACCACGCCTTGGACTGCGAATTGCTGGCCATGCTGGCGGCCGTCCGCTGGGGAATCGTCGGTCGGGAGGGTGTCGCCCAGCCGGCCGAGGGTGGGGACGTAAACAATCAACAAGCCGAGCAGAGTTAAATGGCTGCAACAGGCATCTTTATCGGCGCGGACGAGGACTGGCTGAAGGCCACGAAACAGAAGGCCATGGATAAATACGCCACTGGCACGATCGTTATTTCGTACTCGGATTCCGGGTCCAGCGTCAGCCGTCAGGTGACGGCCAGCCCCAAGGACATCATCGCGGAATGCAACCACGCCCTCTGGGTGCTGGACCCCGTGACCTACGCAAACCTTGCCCGCCGTTCCGTTTTCGGCTCCAGCTATGACTCGCGCTCGCTCTAAGCCCAAGACCAAAAAGGTCGAGGCATACACCGGAAATTACGAGGCGGCCTCGTTGACCGAGCGCCGAATCCAGTATTTCGGCACGGCGCCGAAGGACAACAAGCTGGAGGTTACGAACGGCACGCGGATGACGCTCCTGCGTAAGTCTCGGTACGCCGAGAAGAATTACCCTGCGATGTCGCAGTACTCGCTGGACATGGTTACGTACGTGGTCGGCGACGGCCTGATGCCGACGAGCCACGCGTTGAACCCTGACGTGGCCGAACAGCACGTGAAGTATTACCTGCGTAAGAAGCGCCGTCCTGACGTGACTGGCCGCTGGTCGTACACCGACGTGCAGGCAATCAAGATTCATACCTGGTCAATCGACGGCGAGGTGTTCGTCGTGAAGGTGCAGATGTCCGACGGCATCAAAGAACAGATCGTCGAGGGCCATCGGTGCGTTACCCCTGCCAAGCCGAAGCCCGGCGACAACTGGAACGACGGATTCCTGTATGGCGAGTACGGCGAAATCATCGCATATAATTTCCGTCAGGACGACGGCACGGACGAGATGGTGCCCGCCGCACAGGTCCGACATATCTGCAAGGCCACGCGTGCGTCTGCAGGCCACGGTCTGCCGCCCTTGGCACAGGCCCTCAACACCATGCAGGACGCCGCCGAAATCGCCGAGATGGTGAAGACAGGCTTCAAGGACGTGTCGGATATTCCGCGCGTCATCACGAAGGCTGGCGGCACGCTCGACGAGGCCACGGCCGGCGAAGTGACGGGCAAGCGTGGCAAGGCCGAGAAGCCCTATGCCGACCTTTCGCGTCAGATGGGCGGAAAGCTGCTGACCTTGGACATCGGCGAGAAGCTGGAATATCCGGTCCCGAGCCAATCCACCGAGCTCTGGAATAACTTCAACAACGCCCTGCAACGCGCGATGTGCGGCGGCGGTCTGCCATACGAATTCGTTTTCGACGCCACGAAGGCTGGTTCGGCCGCCGTCCGAATGAATCTCGGCAAGGCTGGCCGCTATGTCGGCGCCGTGCAGACGATGCTCATCGAGGATGACCTGGAGCCAGATTACCTTGAGGTGGTCGGCAAAGGCATCAAGGACAAGGAGATTCCCGACGACCCCAACTGGATGGAGGTCTCTTGGACCTGCCCGCCTGCCCCGTCAATCGACAATGGCCGTGACGCGTCGAACGATCGCGAAGACCTGAAGATGGCGCTCACGTCGTACACCGACCTGTACAAGACCCGCTCCAAGGACTTCCGAAAGGACGCCCGCCAGCAGGCCGCCGACTTGGCTTACCTGACGGCGCTCGAAAAGGAATTCGGTCTGCCGGTCAATACCTTGGCCCAGCGTTATAACACCCTGCCATTCAATCCTGACCAGGTTAACGCCGCGACGACTCCGGCCTCCGAGCTCAACGATACCCAACCCATTCAACAGCCATGAAGTTTCTTTCCCCCGGTTTGAAGGGCCGCGAGCCCTTGATGATTGACCCGCACACCGCTCTGGACCTGTACCGCAAGGCCGACAACCTGAGCATGGTTGACAAGCTGGTGCAGATGGTAGCCGATCGTCCTGCGCCATCGAAGGCTGGGCGTATCGCCGTAATTCCCCTGATGGGTGTTATCGGCATGAACCTGAGCCCGCTGGAGAAGGCCCTTGGCGGCGTGGACCTTATCGATTTCCGCAAGGCATGGAAGGCCGCTGAGGCCGACCCTACCGTTTCCGAGATCTGGATGCTGGTCGATTCCCCTGGCGGTGCCGCTCGTGGCGTCGAAGAAACGGCGAACATGGTCCGCAACACGGCCAAGCCGACCACGGCATTCTGCGACATGGCCTGTTCCGCAGGCTATTACGTCGCATCGGCTGCCGACCGCACCCTTGCCTCGCCTTCCGCAGTGATCGGTTCCATCGGCGTACGCGTCGTGGTCGAAGACTGGTCGAAGGCATACGAGAATGCTGGGGTTAAGATTATCTCCATTACCTCCGGCGACCTCAAGGGCGGTGCAGATGGCACCCCTGTGACGCAGGCCGAAATCGACGACCTGGTTGCCTACGCCGAAGAGCTTGGCGCCCAATTCCGTGCCGACGTCCGCAAGACGCGCACGAACGTGCCCGACGATGCGATGCGTGGTCAGGTGTTCACCGGCCGTAAGGCGGCTACGCTCGGCCTTATCACCGGGCTTTACGACACGCTGGAGGATGCGCTTGCGTCCACCCGCAATTCGGCGGCCTAAGTAATGGCCATCAAGGTGCCATCGTACGTCAGCGACGCCGCGCAGCGTGGCCTTGACTGGCACCGTGATGGCAAGTCTGGCGACGGAGTGACGGATAAGACGCTGGCCGAAGCCCGCGAGATGGCGTCCGGTACCGTGTCGGAAGACAAGCTACGGCGCATGGGGCCATGGTTCCAGCGCCACCGTGGGGACATGGACGCCCCGAAGAACAAGCCCGACAACGAGGCATTCCCTGGAGCGGGTGCCGTTGCGTGGGCGTTATGGGGTGGCCCGACTTCGGGCGACATCATGCGGACCGCCGACTGGGCGGAAGCCAAGGTCAAGCAGCTCGACCGCGAACGCAAGGCCGCATCGGCCTCCGCTCGACGGCTTACGTCCATGGCCGAGGACGAACAACTTTCTACCATGCCACGATTCATCACCGATATCGACGGGACCATTCTCGACGACAAACACCAGCCAATCCAGCCCGTGCTGGACTTCATCGACGAGAACGCCGAAGAGGTCGTCGTCCTGACGAACCGACCCGAATCCGAGCGTGCCAAGACCGAACAGGAATTGGAGGCCATCGACTTGGATTACGAGGTTCTGATCATGAACGACACGGGCAAGCCCGCACCAGAATTCAAGGCCGAAGCGGTCAAGAAGATGCTCGATGCCGGCGAGCGTGTGGACCTGTTCATCGACAATGACCAGGACAATCGGGCGGCCGTGGAGGCTTTGGGCGTCGAGGTCATGGACCCGGCGGCTATCGTCAACAGTGAGTCCAAGGTTGAAGACATGAGCAAGACCACTCCTGAAGCCCTCGTCGCCCAGCTGAACGCCGACCTTTCGGCCATCACCGCTGAGCGTGATACCCTTTCTGCTTCCGCGAACACCGTTGGCGCCGAATTGGTCGCCATGAAGGAATCGTTCGCCACCCTTTCGGCTGAGCGCGACGCCCTCGCCCTCAAGGTCAAGGAGCTGGAAGCCGCCCAGGCTACCGCCTCCGCTAAGGCCGCCGAGATGGTCGCCGAGAAGGCCAGCGCATCCGCTGCCGCCGCTCCGCTCAAGATTGCCTCTTCCGAGCCCGTCGCCGCCCTCACGGGCAAAGACCTGAAGGATGCCTATCTGGCCCTCTCCGGTAAGGAGCAGGCCGCGTTCTTCGCCAAGCATAAGGCTGAGCTCTACGCCATCCGCAAGGCTGGCCTCTAAAACACTTTCACCCCCAACACTCATAATTAAAACCTATGGCTAATACGTTCGATGCCGCGCTGGTCGGCTCCACCATCAGCAACAAGATGCTCACCGCCCTCGGCGCCCGCATGTCGGCCCTGAGCCTCTTCTCCACCAACTTCGCCGATGAGGTCAAGAAGCCCAAGGAGACCCTGCAGGTCGGTCTCGTCACGGCCGCTTCGACCACCGTCGTCAACCCGACCGACTTCTCCCAGATCGGTGGCGCGACTGTCGGCAAGACCACGGTCACTCTCGACCATATCTACCAGCCCTTCGGCTTGTCCAACGCGGACATCCAGAACGGCTTCAAGCTGGAGCAGCTTGTCCAGGCTAACGTCGATGCGTTCGCCGACAAGATCTGGGCGCTCATCACCGCGAACATTACGACCGCCAATTATGGCGCCGCTGTTGCCACCGCTGCTGACTCTGCGTTCACCCCTGGTTCCGCTGAGATGAAGGCTCTTTGGGCCGCCGTTTCCAAGAGCACCCGCAAGGGCCTCGTGACCAACTCCGGCATCTACGCCAACCTCATCCCGGTCAACACCACCTCGTTGGCCCTCGTCCCTGGCGCCTACGGTTTCGATAACGGCGTCCACTACGCTACCGCCTTCAACGGTCAGGCCAAGTTGGCCGCGTTCGCCTGCTCGCCTGAGGCCATCGCGATCGGTACCGCCAAGCCGGACTTCTCGCTCGTCCAGGACAAGTTCCTCGTGTCGGACTCCGTGACCATCGACAAGCTCGGTATCACGGTGTTCTACAACGTCTGGGCTGACCCGTCCACCCGTAACCTTATCGCCTCCATCGAAGTCATGTTCGGTTCGGCGAAGGGTATCACGAGCGGCACGATGGCCCTCGCCCTCAACCCCTAATCGGAAGAGGACGAACGAACGAAGCCCCCTTAACTGGGGGCTTTTTTTTTACATAAAGTATGAGCCTCTACGCTGAGTTTTTGCCTGATGCTAAGGAAATCATCGAAGACCTAGGGGTGCCCGGCCAGACGGCCGATGGCGGTCTGACGTTCCGCTGCATGATCAGCGACCCTATGACCTCGCAGGTTTTCGGCGAGGGAGGCTTTGCTGACAAGGTGGGGCACTCGGTACGGCTGGTGGCTGAAACGGCCGCTTGGAGCCTTCCAGACGGCTCCGTGGGGGCATCTGGCCCGGTCATCGCCTCCAACGCCGTGGTCCCATCCCTAGCCTACGGCAAGAAGCTGGTCGTTAACGGCAAGGGCGTCCGCATCACCCAGGTGACTTATAAACGCACGTCGGCATGGGTGACTCTGCAGGTCATCGACGACGGCGCATGAAGGTAAAAGCGGGCATCGTACCTAAGACCATGGCCGAGTTCCAGACGGCCATGAACGAGCTATCGGCCATGTCCAGAGAGGCCATGGTGGATATCGGGCTGAAGCAGGCCCAGCTGATTTGCCGCGACATGATGGCGTTCACCCCGCCGATGGCTGCGGGGGGTGGTGGCGGCCTGACGTCCACAGGCCAGAAGGCCGGTAAGCGGGCGGTCGAGAAGGACATCCGCAAACTGTACGTGGCCATGGACGGCAAGGGGACAGCCCCGGTATTTCTATTCCAGCAACGGCTGGCCATCGCCGTGAAGGCCGACAATAAGGCCGAATTCAACAAATTGATTCTCGGCCAGAACAATAAGGTTCTGAGCAAGCTATCCCCTGTCCTCCGCAAGATTTGCCAAGACTACGACCTAGATCGTGCGCTGCGTAAGGCTAAGAATTACCTAGCCAAGTCTAACCCACGCCGAAACGAATACGGCCTGCTGGGCTATACCAAGCAACTTAGGCCGTTGCACCAGGCTATGCTCGAAAAGACGGGAGGCCGTTTTAAGAAGAACGGCAAGCCCTTCAACCCCCTAGGGTCATGGACGAACGCCCAGATTGTACCCGACGAAGAGACCCTGATAGCCTATATAACGCAACGGCAGGCCCATGTAGGCCGTTTGAAGGCTGGGTGGTGGGATGCCCTCCAACTCATCCCGAACCCGTCTCCTAGGGGCAAGGAGATGGAATATGGCCGGGCCGGCGTCGGGGACTGGATTAAGGCCCAGTCATCCGGGCAAGGTCGTTTCTCTATGGCCAAGGGTACGAATACGGTCAGCATGACGGTGGCCAACATGATCGGCGACCTGAACAGCGTCAGCACGGACGCCAAAACAAAGAGCATTGTGCTTGGATTACGCACCGCGAACATCCAGCGCGACATCGAGAACCGAATCAAAAAGATGGTCGCACAGGCCAATAAGAAGAAAAGCACCTAACCTTTATGGGCACCACCTCCGTACGTCATATCATTGAAGCTGGCCTCGTGGCCTTCCTGCAGGCCGAACCGACGCTGGCCGGCGTGAACATCTACCCAGGGGATAGCACGGCCGTGGCCGTCCACCCAAAGGTGGTCGTTACCTGCGAGAGCGCGCGGACGCCAGCCCTGATGCCTGACGGCTTAGGCAATTACGATTGCTCGGTCCGGGTGGTCATCTCGGATAACGCCGACGACTTTACCCTGGCACAGCACCGCCAGCACGAGGCCAGCGTCTTGGCCACCCTAGCCAACGAGGCGGGCATCAAGGCCGCGTTTGCCGCCGCCTCGCCTGTGGATGCTTACATCTACATGGCTCGCCCAGGGGAACCCCAGCAAGGCCATGACCCAGAGGGTAACTACTGGAACAGCGTCACGACGATGCTGATTCGGTGCGTGGTCAACCCCGGCCCTTAATCGTCAACTTGGCGGCCAATAGCAAATGGCTGCTTCTATTATCGGCACGGTTGGCAAGCATGGCGTGCTCGGCACGGTTGCTAATCTCATCGTTACCTCTTACTCGGTTAAGAAGGGTTTTGAGCTCAAGAATCTCCTTAAGGACCAGCAAGGCATCACGATCGGCGTGCGTTACGACGGCAAGCAACGCGTGATGGACATCGAGGGTACCGTGCTTACCTCCGATATGCCGGAGCAAGGCGCCCCTATCACCTTTGCGATTCAGACCGATGTCAGCCCATCTTCCACCATTACCGGTTTTGTGGAGGATGTCACGGAGTCTGGCCGTAACGGCGATTACGTGACGTTCAAGGCCACCGTCGCCCAATGGGATAGCATCGCGTCTTACACGCCTGTTCCTTGATGGACGAACGGTTCCTACGCGCGTTTACCGACCCGGCCCAGACGAAGTTTCTGGGCCGTTTGGTTTCGCCTTTCTGCCTGCGTCACCGCGTCACTTTAGCCTCCCTTGGTTCCCCCTTTACCAAGGAGAACGGCGACTTCCGTCCGCTGGATCTGCTGGTGGCCGTCAAGGTGTGCGCCGGCGAGCCCATCGGCAAGCTGACGAACGCCGAGCTGGGCGAGATTATCGAGCTATCGGACAACCCCAAGAAGTTCATCGAAGGATGTATCGAGTTCAAGGGGTATATGCTGGAGGACAACCACCCGAAATTCTGGCGTAAGGAAGGCGGCCGGGCTGGTACCAACGGCGTGCCGTGGGTGCTGAATATCGTTTCGGCGCTTACCGCTGGTGGTGTCAGCCTGAAGGAAGCCTGGGACATGCCGGAGTGTCAGGCCATCTGGTTGGCTACGGCCTATGCCACCATGAAGGGCGCCGACCTAAAGGTGCTTACTTCCGAGGACGAATATATCCAGGCTAACTTCAACAAAATCCTTAACCGCAACTAACCATGGCAAACGAAGTACAGGTGAACATCAACGCCGAGACGAACGTCCCGGAGGCCGCCGACAAATCCAAGAAGGCCATGAGCTCCATGGAGATGGCCGTTACTGGCATCAACAAGAAGATGGAGAGCTTCGGCAAAGACCTGCTGCTTTCCTTCATCGCCCCGATGGTCCTGCTGAATAAGGCCATCGATTACGTCTCGAACAAAATCGAAGAGAACCGCCAGAAGGCCAAGGAGGCGCTGGACTTCGCCGCCAAGGGCGAGTCCAAGGAATTGGACAGTGCGACCGTTCGGCGTGCTCGCGGCATGGTAGATCGCGCCAACGAAATCGAAGAGAAGGCCAAGGCAACCAAGGCTCGTGAGGTCGTGACGGAAGATTTCCTGCGTAATGCATCAGACCAGGACATGGAGCGGTTCTATAAACGGCTGGGGCCGGGCTCACGGCTGATGCTTTCCATGGCCACCTATGAGAGCGCTTCCCGTGACAAGAGCGTGCAGAACGCCGTACGCGATATCGAGAACGTGAACGCCTTACGCGAAGAGCAGACTAAGACCACGCAGGCCAAGGGCATCGACGCGTTGGCCGTCCAGAACGCCGTCTTCGGCATGGGGACGAATCCCATCATCACTTCCATGCAGGAACAGCTCGACGCCCAGCGCGAGCAGAACGAAACCCTGCGGCGAATCGAGGAACGCTTGCCCGCCCGCCAGGAGGACTATACGAAGGATACGGGTTCGACGTATAAGCCCAGCATCTCCTTCCGCTAAACCACGACCATGGCACTAATCACGATCGGCAACAACCACCAGACTGCGGTCCTGCAGGAAGGGTACACCATCGACGACGATTCGTACGGCCTGTTCACGGGCACCTGCGTATTTGAAATCGACGAGAGCAAGGTCGGCCCTGATTCAGAGTATATCCCGAACCCGGGCGACGAGCACCCAGATGCCCGTTATAACTTCATGTTCGCCGACAAGCGCAAGCGGGTGTTCGGCAGCGGCAAGAAGGCCCGCGTATCCGTGACCTATGTCGGCGTTCTTACCCAGGCATCCTACGGTGAAGGGGTCGTTTATGTGACCTATCCGCAGGCCGCCGGCACGGAAGGCACGAGCACCGAGCCTATCGAGAACCACCCGCACTTCTGGAAGGAAGTCATGAGCGGAGATGATTTCGTGTTCGGTGGCGACCCGATCGCAGGCGTCGGCTCAGGTACGACCACGCCGACCATCGCCCCGAATTTCCCGGCCTCTACCCGCACCCTGCAGCCGAACGATAAGAACACGTATTATGTCGGCAACCATGGTTCGCACTTCATCGACGCCAAGGGTAGCAAGTTCGTCGGCTTCCTGGACCCGGCCTTCCCGAAGTTCTACGGCAAGAAGTCCTATCTCTCACGCGTCACGTCTTGGACTGGGGTCATCTACACCACGTCCACGGCGGTCATGAACGACATCCGCGACCGCAACCTGAGCACGATGACCACGAACCTAATCAACGGTATCCGCATCCTGCCTGATTACTACGGTGGCGTTTTCACTGCGGCCGATGGTAGCCCGCAGCTGTTGCTTACGAACGTGGCAACGGAACGCTTCTCGACCAAGGTCTATAAGATTACGTACACCATCCGGTATAACCAGGACGGATTCCCGACCGAGGTTTACGCCGTCCTATGAGCATCCAGCCCGGCATCGGTTACGACGTCATCTGCACTCCCGAAGGGGATTCGCTGGTAATCAACTTTCCCGACGATCTGGGCGGTGGAGGAAACGAGCAGTTCCGCGTGGCTCTGGGCGCCATTGCAGCGGTTGGAGAAACCCCAGCCAAGACCATCGTAAGGGTGGTCCGTGGCCGGGTGCTGTGCAGGCAAGGGACGAATATCCCTGTGCCGTTTCCGCACCAGATGAACGAGTATTCTGTCAATAAGTTCGCGGTCTATCCGACGGACAAGCTGACGACCGGAACGAACGCATCCAGCGAATGGGCATCGAACGACGGGTACGTGGAAATCAACAAATTCGTGGCGGCAGAGGGCGAGACCCCCGCGAGCGGTTCCAATACCTGGGGCGTTTATCTGGTCCGCAATCAGTTTGAATCCGAGACCGGCACACCAGGTATGCCTTACCTTGCGGTGATGGCCTCCGGCTCTGACGCCGAAACCAAGAGCCGTCCGTGGTACCCTGAGCTGGACGGCGACACGATCGCGTGGAAGCACGTATTCATCTACAAGACGGTTACGGTTCCCATCCCGACGTCGCCTTATGAGGTTACTTTCAACGGCGAGGTGGGCCAAGACGACAAGCTGCAGAATTACAACTGCCAGCGGGTGAAGATTGCCACCCTGCAATACGACACCGAAACGAGCACCTGGAGCATTACCCAGCACCTCATCGGGACGCTTACCCTGACGACTCAGGAGGTCCATAACGGCACGATTCGCTGGGATAACGACAGTGTGGACACCCCGCCGTGGGCGACGTGGCCCCTATACAGCAACAAGAACGACGACTGGAACGGCGCTTGGACTGGTTACACCAAGACGTTCAGCACCGCCACGGCCAACATTGGCGTGTAAACCATCAACCTAAACCCCAATAGTATGGCAGACCCAGTTATCATCAGGCAGGGGCAAAGCGTGGTTTTCGATGGGGTATGGACCCCCGCTGTTGGCGGCCTTCCGAATCTCGCCGGCGTGACCGTCACCTGTGCCGTGAAGGACCACTGCGGAAACACGGTTTATGGCGTCGTTACGGTCGCCCCGAATAACATCGATTTTACGGTATCCTTTACGAACGCCCAGACGGCCGCTTTCGCCCTAGGCGCCATGAATACCGACCTGAAGTTTGTCTATGGCGGCACGGTCGTATTCAGCTCCAAGGGTCGCCTTGAGGTCGTCGATACCATCACCAAATAAATGCAACTAGTAGCTTTTAGCCCTGGGACTGTAACTCTGACCCTGCGGCCAGAGGAAACGCCTGCATTCGACCTGACGGTTAATCCCGGTCCTGCGATCACGCTTTCGACCGAGAATCGCCAGCTCGTCCTTGAGGTCGGTTCGCCCGGTCCTGCGGCCTCCGTCACGGTCGGCACGACGACCACGCTCTCTCCCGGTTCTTCGGCCACGGTCACGAACGCTGGCACCTCTTTGGCGGCCATCCTTAACTTCGGCATTCCGCAGGGTATCCAAGGCGTCCAAGGGCCCGCTGGTCCTGCTGGTTCGTCGGGCATCGTCTATGCCACGGCGCCTCTGTCTTATAATGCCGTTACCCAGACCATCAGCATCGACCTGTCGGCCTATGAGACCGTAGATCATGCAGCCGAGACCTATTACCCCGTAACCAACCCGGCAGGCTATCTGACGACTGCAGACCTATCGGACTACGCCACGCAGTCATGGGTGACGTCTCAGGGATATCTGACCGATGCCCCATCGAACGGTTACGGATATACGCGCAAGAATGGCGCATGGTCCTATACGCCGAAATTCTATTCCGTGCAGGTCGGCGAATGGACTAACATCACGTCAGGACAGTACCTGGTCAACGATGGGTCGTTCGTCACGAACATCACCGCAGGCGATATCATCCTTTCCGATATCGCTGGTTTGGGCATGCGCCTTACGAATACCGGCATCCTGTTCCCAGACGCGACGACGCAGACTACGGCTGGCATTTCTCCTGCCACGGCGGCCTCGACCTATTTCCCTATTCCGACTGGCACGGCCGCCCAGTATATTGCGGGTGACGGCTCGCTGATCACGTTCCCTACCCTATCGTCTGCCGACAAGCTGACGGCCGTCGTCTCCAACCAGACCGGCGCCACGCTGACGGCTGGGACGGTGGTCTATATCAACGGTACGCATGGCAACCTGCCGACGGTAGCCAAGGCACAGGCAAACTCTGAAGCCACGTCGTCTGGCACTTACGGACTAATCCAGGCTGACATCGCCAACAACGGAAGCGGCAATATCGTGCTGGCAGGCGTCATCGAGAACCTGTCGCTGAATGCATATGCCGATGGGGACAAACTCTACCTAAGCCCTACGGTTGCCGGCGAATATACGACGACTAAGCCTTCGGCACCTAACCATATGGTGTTCATCGGCGTGGTGACTCGCGCCCATCCGACGCTTGGCAAGATTCAGCTTCGCATAGCCAATGGCTTTGAGCTGGAAGAGCTCCATAATGTAGCCATCTCGGCGGTAGCTAACCTCGACCTGCTGGCTTATGAATCTTCCACCAGCCTGTGGAAGAATAAGAGCTTTGGCACGTTGGGCTTGCTGACCACCAGCGCGGCCGCGAGCACTTACGCCCCACTGGCCTCGCCCACGTTCACCGGCGATCCAAAGGCGCCGACCCCAGCCACCGGGGATAATGATACGTCGATTGCCACCACGGCATTCGTGAAGGCTCAAGGGTATATCACCTCTTCTGCCCTATCGCCTTACCTGCAATCGGCCACGGCAGCGAGCACCTATTATTTGCAGACGAACCCGGCTGGTTATATCACGTCCGCTGCGCTGTCAGGCTACGCTCTGCTTAACGGCTCTTCGGCTTTCTCCGTCACCGGTGCCAGCATCAAATCTCTGGACGGCTCCGATAACTTCGCGGCTCTTGACCAGGGCGTGCTTAACTTCGGCAACGGCTCCACGCCTTCGGGCATCGTCATTAATGGTTCGTCCATCACGTTTGCCGACAGCACGGTGCAGACCACGGCGGCGGTGGCTGGTGTTCCGGAGGCTCCGATTGACGGCACGACCTACGGCCGCCTTAACGGAACCTGGACTGCGGTCGGTGGTGGTGGTTCTGGCACGCTCACGTATTCCTCGCCGTACATCTACGACACGGCCACGAGACCGGAAGAGCGTCGGGTAGGGAGAGGGCAGAGCCACGGTGGGGTGCCGTCCGGTGCAAGAAAAAACCGAGCATCACACACGATCGCGGGGGGG